TCATCATAGTCAAAATCTTCTAACAAAAGATCAAGATCTTCAGAATCTAAATAAGGTTTATTTTTTTTGTAATACTCTTTGATAAGAGTTTTATCGTCTATGTTACTGTAATCAGCATTTAGACGAGTATAATCTTCTATTGTCCCACCTGTTTCTTCCATAAATGAAACTAGCTTTTCAATATTTTCTGGCAATGGTTTGCCTAATACTTTTTCATCTCTTATAGCTTCTTTAACTTCTGCTTCAACTTGTTTAACTTCAGCTTCTGTTACTTCTTGGATCGCAGAAAACCCTTCAGCATCCTTGTTGGACTCTTGTATAGGTTCTCCCATCTCTGCGCTATCTCCGGATGGTTTTTCCACAGATATCTTCTCTGTTTCTCCGATTTGAATGGCATCGTTTTCTTTTTTGATTTCTACCTTAGTTATATTGCTTTCTAACTCTACTAAAGGCTCTTTTGGATTAACATTTACTTTTGTAATGTTATCTTTTGTTTCGTTTAATTTTTTAGGTGTTTTCTTTTTTGTTTTTAATTTAAACTCACCTTCCTGTTTAACAGGCTCATTTGTTTTTACTTCTGACATAATATAATATAATTAAATAATTAATGGTTTAAACAATAGGTTGTTCTTCTGCTTCTTGTTCAAAATTTATTGGCATCATTTGATTCTGCCTTTGTGTTATCATTTTACTTTGTTGCGTACCTTCCATTTTTATACGCTTGTCTTTTGCACTTTCTCTTTGTTGATCACCTTGTGTTTTAACTTGTGATTGAAGCTTAGCTAATTCCATATCAAACTGATGCTGCATTTGCATTTTTTGTTGATCAAGCTGTGCTTGTATTTGCATTTTTTGAATTTCCATTTGTGTTCTAGACTGCTCGTATTGAACTTTAGATCCGCTAATAGCCTCTTGCTTTTGAACTTCGTTCATTGCAATTTTCTCATTAGCATCAGCTTGAGATTCAGCTTGAGCTCTAATATTAGCTTGAGCGTTTTCTTGATCTTGCTTAGCTTTAGCTTTACGCTTAACTTTTAATAATTGATTGGCTAGTTTAAGATTTTTAATCTGTCTTAAATCTATAGCATCTTCAAGATCAATACCACCGCTTTGTAGTGCTACTTGAATATTTTGTTCTAGTTGAGCTTTTTCTTCATCATCTGGTTCTAATTCTAAGAATATACCAAAATCATGTAAATTTAAATTTACAATTTCTCTTAAAGTATTAACATTATAATTACTAATAGAGTTTGTTAAAGATTCTGCAGTTAATGGAAATTCTAAAGCGTCAGCAATTTTAAGAGCTGCATTTTCTGCTATTCTAAGAGTTAAGTAAGAAGATGATTGCTTTATGTGTCTAGTAGCAGTGTTAGAAGCGTTAGCAGCCATTTTTTGTAAACCTACTAACGTGCTTTTATCTGGCGTGCTGCCATCTCTGGCTTCATTAAGACCCGTTACATCGCGTATCATCTGCAAGTAGTACTGATACGTGTTTATAAGACTTTGTATCTTACCTTGACCAGAACTAGAGTTTAATTCTTGAATAGGTACTTTACCAGGATTCATGTCACCGTCTTGAGTAAGAGATCTACCTACAATACTACCAGTTTGAAAATACATATTAAGAGCTTCTGCCGGATTATAATTTGTACCATTACCAAGATCAACTTCAGCTAAACCGTCCATATCTAAATAAACACCATCTGGTACTATTCTAGACATTACTTGTTGTAGTTTTAAATGAGTTAATTGAATCATATCAGCAAAACCAATACACTTGCTAACTAGTGAATCTATTCTACCTTTATACATTCTAGGTGCACAAATAGCATAATTCATTTTTACTTTTGTAGTATCAGCATAAGGTCTTGACATGTTTTTTGCTAATTCCCATTTAAGCATTGTATCAGTTCCTAAAACTTTAGCACCACTATACAAAACTTCTATTGATCGGGAAACTCTTTCAAACATATCACTTTCTGGTGGATTAAATGTATCGGGCTTTTCAATAGCCTTCATTAATCCTTGGTCTGTTTTTTTTATTTTAAAAACTTGATTATGATAAGTCTTGTAATCAAAATATAAAACTTGAACAGTATTTTCATCATATCCACCCCAACCTGTTACGTACTGTCTATTTCCTGGCATTTTTTGTATGCGCTCTAATTCTTTTTTAGATATATTTGGAAATTCTTTTTTAAGCTCTGGTATTGTTATAGATTTTATTTCTCCAACATAGTATATGTCTTCAAAATTAGGATCTTCAGTATAAGAATAAACCATATAAGCTGGATCAACATAGTCTATAGTAACACCATTAGAGGTATTAAAATTTGTTTTAGCAGCAGCAATACCACAAACAGCTAAATCCATGTTTAATCTACGCTTAGTAAGCTCATATTTATTTTGAGCCATAATAGAAGATATAGCTTCTTCTTCAGCTATCTCTATGCTTTGCTTGTAAGAAAGCTGCATGTGCAACTCTAATTCTTCTTCGTTTTGAGGTAGAAGTTCAGGATTTGAAGTTTGATATAAGTTTATGCCAAGAGTTTGATTTAAATTATCTAAATAATCTTTGGCAATCATGTCTTCATATATCTTAGACGCGTATTCAGTTCTTTTCTTTACAGAATCAGGGTCTTGAGCATAAGCCTTAACATCATAAGAGTGAGCTGATATACCATTTACAACTATATCTACAAATTTAGATAAAATAGGAACCGGTTTCCAGTCTAAATTAAGATAAGACAAATCACCATTAATAGATAATTCATCTTTGTATTTTTGAACAGGCTGTTCTCCTCTAGCGTACAATCTAAGAGTATTAAAGTTATTCCAGTTAGTCAAATACGTATTACCGTTTGTTCGACCAGATTTGAACCACTCATATTCAATAGCCATAGCTACTTGACTGCCATATTCCAGACTTGCTTTTTCAGCATCGCTAACAACTTGACTTGGAAAAGCGCTATTTGAATTAGTGTATATATTCATTTAACTTATTATTTTTGATGTAGTTCCCCTGTTGTCGTATCTTTTAATACCTAAATCTACAGGTTGTATAATTTTTTTATTTACTGGAGAATATCTATGCTTATTGCAAGCCATTAGAGCTAATCCAGAACTTATAGAAGCATCATGTTTTGTTCTATTGTTTATATTAAATTTAGCCCAGTCTTCTAGCGTTCTTTGAAAATAAACATCACCATAGCCAGATTCTTTTAATCCAACAAAATGCTCTATGTATGTTTCTATAGCAGAAGCGTGTGCTTGCTTTATATCTTCACTAGAGTTAGGTATGCCACCGAGCTCTCTTTCTGTTACAGATAATTTATTGTATTTTTTATCAGGTCTATTCATTGAAAAGCCTCTATAACCTCTTCTTTTAAAATAATATAAAATTCTTGGTTTATTATTTTCTATAAGTATTGGCATGCCATAAAATACGCAAGCCATAAGCACATCTTCAAAAAATATTTCAGCTGTTTGCGGTCTTGCTATGTATTCTAGAAAAAAGTGATTAGGTGGCGCGTCTTCCATTGAAAACTTAGTTAAGCCGTGCAAAGATCCTTTAGAACCTCTTTTATCTACAGTACCAGATATATCATATGGATCACAACCAAATGCTCCCATGAAATCATTACCTGGATAATTAATACCATTTTTCTTATAACGTCTATTTTGTATATGAGAAGGTGGTACCCAGCTTACTTTAAATCTACCATTATCATTAGGTATAAATACAACATTTGTATCTTGCTCTGCATTTTGCCATTGAAAACTACCTTGTGTAACATTTATAGAATTACGCATGTCTTCATTAAAATCTATTTGCTCATAAATTTTAGTTAGATTAAACAATGATTCTTTCGATTCATCTCTAAAAGCGTGTTTAGTTGTGCGTGGAAATTGTCTATAAAACTCATTTAAAGCATCTTGATCTTTTTTAAGACCATCTACTTCATTGTTCCAGTATTCTATTACGCCTAAATCAATTGTTTCACCCTGAGGTCCTTGCTTTGGTTTCTTTGGCGTATCGAAGACAGGTATTCCATAAGAATCAATGTATCCTTCGTAATTCCATTCCATAGGTATGAACAAGCTATATAGTCCAGAGCGAGTTTGTCCATTTGCATTTCTTTGAGTGACGTCTGAGTCATTGTAAAGTTTTTTAAAATTGTCCCCACCTTTATCTAATGAGTTGCTCGTTGAACCCATCATACATTTACCTATAACTCTACTTCCTAATCGTAGACACGTTTTCGTAACCCTCCAGTTGTTGAGGATGTTCGTCGGACGCTCCCATTTACCGCTTTCGTCGTGGACGAGTAACCTGAGTTTCTCACCGTCGTACGAGTTGTCACCGGTATTCTTCCAGTCGATCGTGGTGTCGAGACCGTCGAGTTCTTTAAGCGTTTCGTTGTTCTCAAGCTTTTTACGGGTGTATTTCGTCGCGGGTACGCGATATGCCAGTTCTGTCTTGGGGCGGTCCATACCGTCCTGTATTGGTTTAAAAAAGAAGGGGTAATTAACCGATATTGGTACCACCTTGTCCGTAAACATCTTCTTCGCATCAGGTCCACTCTTTGATAAAATGCCAAATCTAGAGTCGCTTGATAT